GTCATCGCCCCGCCGCCGCCAGCGCCCCGTGGAGCGCCCATGGCGGCCGGCGACGGTGCCGCCGCCAGCGGAGCCCCGGCAGGCCGCAACGCCGCCGCCACGGCCGCCCCGGCGCCCGACAGGCCGCGAGCCAGCTCTTGGACGTAGGTCTCGCCAGTACGGAAGCCCCAGCGGTCGATGTCATGGAGCGGCGACTCGGGACCGGGCGGGGAGTTGGCTCGCAGCACACCGTTCGCGCCGTACACCGCGGTCCTCGCCGCCTGCGTGACGGTGGCGGCGCTGTCGCGGATGCCGTTGGCGTAGGCGCCCATGGTCCGCATACCCCAGTTGTAGGCGCCCGTGGTCGACTGTCCGATGCCGGACTTGACACCCATGCCGGTGTCGTAGCCGGCCGCTTCGCCGCCCTTCTTGCCCGTCGCTTGGAGTTCGACCAGCCGCGCCCGGAGGTTGGCCTCGTATTCACGTAGAGCGGCGTTCTGCTCGGGCGTGCCCTTCGCGTACGCCTTGGCCCAGTCGCGCGACGTGAGGTAGCCCTGAATGGCGGCAATCTGCTGCTGGTCGGTGCCGTAGGTCATCAGGAGCGTGGTCAGCGCAATCTCCTGCTTCTCCAGCTCGGCGACCTTCTTGCGAGCCTCGGCGACCGTGGCCTTGTTGCTCGACTGGAGGTCGGCCAGCAGGTCTTTGTCCTTCTGCTGCTGGCGCACGAGGTACAGGTCGGCTGCGGCGATGATGGGGTCGTACATCGCATCTGCGTAGGCGCTCGCCGAGCCGGACATCACCTCCCGGGCCGCGTCGAGGTCAGACAGGATGGTCCGAGCCATCGAACGCACGTGCGCCTGTGCCGCTGACGCAGACATATAGACTCGGGCCTCGATGGGCGCGGCCATGGCCTTCGCGGCGGCGTCAATCTCCGGCGCGCGGTCGTACATGTCGTCCCTAATCGCGGTCGCCATGTAGCCCGTGTTCGCCACGGCTTGGGCCGACGCCTCTGCCGTGGTGCCGACGAAGTCGCCGATGACCCCACCGACGAAGCCGATGACCTCCGCGAGCGCCGTGAACGGCATGATGACGGCCTGAAGGGCGGGGATGGTCTCTAGCAGCCAGCCCATGAGGTTGAGTCCGGCCTCGATGAGCGTCTTCACGGCCAAGAACGTGACGGTCAGGATGCCCGCGAGCGCGAGGAACGGCCACGTCGCCGCGATGACGCCAGACGCCAGACCCCACACCGCGGCGGTGAGCGCCCACACGGCCGGGACGAGGATGGCGACCACGAACGGGGCGAATATCTCGAAGTTGTCCATCACGACGAGCGCCGCGTCAGCGAGCTTCCCGAACAGGGCGATGGCGCCCTCCAGCACGGGCTTCACGATGGGCAGGAGCTTCGTGCCAATCCTCGCGAACCCGTCGTCGAGGGTGTCGGTGAACGTCGACCACAGGCCGCCGAGGCTCTTGGACTGCTTGGCCGTGATGCCGGCGAACCGCCCGAACTCCTTGGTCGCGCCCTTCCACGCGTCCTCCATGGTCATCCCGCCGGACTCGACCTGCTCGGCCAGCTCCAATATCTTCCGCTTCGACTCGCCGGACAGGGCGCCCATCTCCCCGAGGCGCATCATCACCTCGCCAAAGGGCGTGCCGTTCTTCATGCCGTCGTAGAGCCGGCCGAACTGGACGCCGACCGCTGCGATGTCGGTCCCCGTGCCGGCGGCGACGTCGCCGACCGTGCGCAGGTTCTCGATGGTGTTCAGCGCGCTGCCGCCCATCACTTCGAGCTGCTTGCTGGCGTCGACGATGCCGGGCATGGTGAACGGCGTCTCGGCCGCAAACCGCTTCAGTTCCTCGATATGCGACGTGGCCCTGTCGGTGCTGCCCATGAGCACCTCGAACGACATGGCGTACTGCTCGTTGCGCGCCGCGCCTGAGAACAGCGTTTGCGCCAGCCCGGCCACAGCGCCCGCCACGGAGCGCATCCCGTCGGCAGCGTCACCGATGCGCCCGAACGCATCGAGCGGCCCTTGGAAGGCAGCGCCGACGGTCTTGCCCCACGTCTGGACCTTGCCGCCCATGTCGTCGACCTGCGTCCCGAGCGCCTTCATGCCCGCGACCGCGCCGGCCGCGTTCATGCCGACCGTGATGAACAGGCGGGCTGCCTCGCCCGCCCCGCCCATCATCGGCGGCCTCGTCGGGCCTTGGCCTTACGGGCCTCCCGCTCGCGCTCGTCCTGCTCCAGCTCGTACAACGCGGACCACTCCGTCCATTCACGTGAACTCATCCGCCGCCTCATGTCGGCGACGGTGCCTAGCTTCAGTTCGCGAGTGAGGATGAAGTCGAACCGCTTGCCGTTATCCCGTAGGAAACGTGCCCTTGGCCTTCTGCCGGGCCTCCTCTGTGAGACCGCTCGCGAGCATGATGACCGAGAGGACTCGGTCGATGACGTGCGCCGACTTCTCCGACAGGACCGAGAGCTGCTCGACCGTGAACTGGGGCTCGATGACGCCGTGGATGAACAGGAGCATCTCGAACTTGCCCATGTCCAGCTCGGTGCCGCCGGCTTCCTCGCGAAGCTGGACGCTCTTGGCCTTGCTGAATGGCTTGATGCGAACCGCACCGCCCCATTCCGGGGTCTCGACCACCTGCTCGGGCAGGTCGTCGGAGCTGAGGATGTCCTCGACCGAGAGGATGCGGGGGCTCTTGGAGGGTGCCAAGGGTGAGGTTCCTTTCAGTTACGCGGTGGCGCGGGTGACGGCCCCGGTGAGCTGAAGCTCACCACTGATGCCGGCCTTGTCGTCGGTGCCGGTCTCGATGTCGTAGCTCGTCAGGAACGCCGCCCCGCTGTACTTCGGCTTGGTCACGCCAACGGGCGTCCCGGCCGGGAAGTATTCCCACGACAGCGGGGTCTCGAACCCGAGCAGCGGGGACAGATAGCCGTCGATGGTCGGGTCGAACTGCCCATCAAGGGGGATGGTCCCGTCGGTCATGCCCGGGATGTAGGTCTTGGCCGTGGTCCCGAGCGCGGACGTCTCGGCCATGTCGGCCATGCGCGAGAGCCCGGTGCTCGTCAAGTAGCTGGAGATGTCGCGCAGCGTGGCCGAGCTGTCGTGGACCGAGAACTTTGCCTTGGAGCCATGAGTGAACGCCATTGGTCGGAACCCCTCTCTCTTAGAATGCCTTGCGGCCGAACGCCATCATGTAGGTCACCGAGCCTTGGTCGATGGTCTCGGTCGACCGCGTGTAACGGTTCACGGTGCCAGCCACGGCCACTCGCTCGGCGCCGACCACGGTGACGGCCGTGAAGGTGATGAGGTCGGCCCACACCGAGTCGTCGACCGAGTGCTGGACCTTGGCGGTCAGGGTCGGCGTACCCGAGGCCGCGGTGACTTGGACGTACCCGACGCCGCCGTTCGCGCTGGACGCAACGTTGTCGATGGACGCGCCGTTGCCGTCGTTGGCCGTGGTGATGGCGCCGAGCACCTTGTGGATGAGGCACCGCTCAGCGCCTACGTTGCTCTGGAACTCGATGCTCACGGCCGCCACGTCGTCGGTCGAGGTGTCGACGTCGTACGTGTTCTGCGTCCCGACCATGCAATGGCACACCGACCCGACCGCCTCGACGCCGACGTCGAGCGCCACCACCAGCGGCGTCTCCTGCCCAAGCAGCGGCGAGAGGATGGCGTCGACGCCCGTCGCGGTGCCCTCGTACATGCCGTCCGCAGACAAGGTCGCGTCGTGCATCCCGGGGATATACGACTTGGCTGACGTCAGGAAGGCCGAGGTCTCGGCCATGTCGGCGGTCCGCTGGACCGACGCGCTCTTGAAGAACGCGGTCAGGTCGAACCCGCTCGCGTAGAGCTTCGCCTTGGAGCCGTGGACGAATGCCATGACCTACCCACCCTTCTTCGGGAGCGGCTCACCCTTGGCGTCGCACGGCTCGATGAGCCCCTGCTCGATGAGCCAGTGGCGAGACTTCTCAGGGACGGCGTCGGCGCGTTCACCCGGCTCGACCCGGACCCCTCGCCCGGTCTTTGGGTCGACCCAGTCGAGCCCGGTCGTCGCGATGAAGAACTCAGCCACGGATACCCCTCCTGCCCGCAGGATAACGCCTGCAAGCCCTCACGTGAAGACTCATGTCGCCTGCGCCATGATGCGGTAGCGCCCGCCGACGTGCTGGTAGGTGACCCCGCCCTCGCCGTCCTCGTCGTAGGCGATGAGGCCACGGCGCCGGCAGTACATGAGCGAGTGCCCAGCGATGCTTAGGGTGGCGTCCTGAAGGCGCGCGTGGACCGCTGCGTAGGCCGCGTCAGCCGCCGCCGCCGAGTCGGACTTGTCGATGACCTTGACGTCCCATGCCATGTCCAGCCACGCCTCGCCGGTCAGCACGTCACCGAGCCCGGGCGCCGGCTCGGGCGTGAACACCACGTACGGGTAGGCGGTCCCGAGCGGCGCTTTGGCGCGATGCACGCCACCCGTCGCCAGCGACGTGACCGACGCGTGGTTGAGGACTGCGTAGATGCCAGCGGCGAAGGCGGCGACGCTCACCTCGCACCCGTGGCGCGCTCGACCATGATGCGAATGGCGAAGTTGAAGATGGCTTGGTACTTGCGGGCGACGGGGCGCAGGAACGGCCGGGCGGCCATCCGGCTCGTCCCGTACTCCAGATGGGCGGCGTACTTCGAGCCCACGTAGATGACGGCTTGGTTGTAGGACCGGCCGATGGCGGTCGACGCGGCCAGCAGTCCGAACATCCGGGCCGGCGCCTGCCCCGGAGCCGACGCGCGGTGCCGCCGGCCGCCGCCGCCCTTGCGGCTGGAGCGGACGCCCGGGACGGCGTAGTAGCGGCCCGACTTCGGACCCTCGAAGCTCGCGACGACTTCGTAGTGGATGTCGGTCGCGACCTTCTGGACGATGATATTCGACTCGCGCGTCAGCGCCCGGGCGATGGCCGGGATACGGTTGAACGCGACCTTGGTGACCGTGACGGAGCTGTTCGCCACCTACACCAGCTCCTTGCCCATCACACGCAGGGTGATGTCCCACGAGCGGCTCGCGTCGGTGGACACGACCTCGAACGTCAGGCCGTCGCTGCGGAGCTGGTCCCCCAGCCGCACGTCCGTCCCGCGAGGGAGCGAGAGCCACCACCCTTGGTTGCCGCCGAGCCGGTCGGCGTACACCTGCTCCTCCGACTCGACCGTGGTCAGCGGCGACTTGCGCCCACGGAGCGAGGCCACTCGGGCGAAGGTCGACGTCTGGCCGCCGCCGCTATCCGACGCCCGTGTGGCACGCCAGACCGAGATGGCGTCGGGCAGGTACTCGTCGGCGGTCTGACGCATCTGCGCAAGCTCGTGACCGCTGAGTCCGCGGGTCACGGCAGGACGTCCTGTTCACCGTAGAACCGACGGCGCGGGTTCCGCGCGGACACGTCGCCGATGTCCTGCGTCGTGTACTCGCCGCGTCGAGCGTAGCCGTCCATCCGAGTGACCGGGACCGATATCAGCCCGCCGGACCGTCGCGCCAGCCCGCGGTTGACCTCGGCTCGGGCGGCCCACGACGCCGACACGGTGCCGCGCTTGTAGCTCTGCCCGTCCGTCTCGAAGTCGTAGTCGCCCGCGGTGGCCGCAGCCATCCAGTCACACAGCCACGCGGCGATGCTGTACACCGCTGTCGTCGGTCCGACCTCGGCCGTGTCGGCGGCGACGAGGCCGAACTGGCGGATGGCCTCGGTGACCTCAGCGTCAGTGAGCCGGACTGACTTATAGACGACGATGATGTTGTCGGTGCCGGTCGCCGGGGCGGTCCCGAAGATGATGCGTCCCGACTCGTCGTTGATGGTGTACTCGGTCGCGCCGGGCGCCGCCGCCACCTCGGTCCGGGCCGCGCCGCCGACCGTGATGGTCTGCGAGTTCCCGATGAGCGGCGTGGCGCTCACGTAGAACTCTGTCGACGCAGCGTCACCCGAGGCGACGTCTCGGACCCATCGGCCGGGGTCGCCTGCGGCTGCTCGAACCAGCTCCGCGTTTGTGAACGCCATCAGTTCCTCCGCTGGCTCATGGTCCGACCCGAGCTGGTCT